CCTCAGTCCGCTCCCGAGCTGAGGGGAACCTAGTAATAGAAAGGATTGGCTAATGCCGACGATTATCACAGCCTCGGAGCTTCGCGCTGCTCTCGGTGTTAGCCAATCTCTTTATTCAGATTCCACTTTGAACGATGTGATTGATACTGCCGAAACAGTAATCCTGCCGCTTCTTGTTAAATACTCAGAAGGCATTATCAAGGCAGAACTTCAGGACAATATCGCCACCTTCTACACTCAAGGCGAAACTATTTTTAGCGAAGGCCAGCAGGTCGTAATTGCTGGCATTAATGCGACATTCAACGGAACCCGGACAATTACCGATGTTGATCTCGACACTTTTACCTGCGCAATTACCGCTTCAGATGTCAATTTATTTAATGTCATACCTACAGCAACAGCCACACTTGTCGGGGCTTCCACTTATGTCGGAAATGCTGCCGTCGAGTCTGCCGTTCTTGCTATCAGCTGCGAAGTATTCCAACAGCGCACAACCGGAGTCCAAGTCGAAGGGGTAGATTTTAGCCCAGCCCAATCACCATTCAGATTAGGCCGCTCACTATTTAATCGAGTCTCTGGACTCTTAGGATCTTATTTAGATACTTCCTCGATGGTGTCTTGATGCCTAGCACAATATCCGGAGATGTTAGAGGCGCGATTAAAACGGCTTTAGCCGGTGTCGCCGCCAATGTTTATGATGTGGTTCCCGAATCTCCGGCCGTCCCTTTCGCGGCTATCGTTCCGGATTCCCCTTATATGGAATTGGAGTTAATCGGGCGCAACCCAACGCGAGTTAAATTAAATTATGTTATCTCAGTTGGCGTTGCGTATATGTCAAACCCTGCTAGCCTCGATAATCTCGAGAAGCTGGTCATTAGTATTCTTGGAGCTTTATCAGCGTCCAAGTATGAGTTATCTACAGTCGAAAGACCTTCGGTAACTCAAATCGGTGTCCAAAATGTTTTGGTATCCGATATCCGCTTGAGCGTCCGCTACGAGCAAACCGCATAGGAGACCCAATGAGCACAACAATCATTACAGGGCGCGATGTGACCTTCACACTTGATACGAAGCCATATGACGCTCAAACCACCTCAGCTACTCTTAGCTGCGACACAATTATCGAGACCTATCAGACTCTTGATGGTCGCGCATATAAGTCAGTCGATAAACAATGGACTTTCACAATCGAACTACTCCAAGACTGGGGCGCTAATCCAGCCTACGGATCTTTGTTCGAGTCAATGTGGGCTAATGCCGAGACAGCACCGAATACGACAGTAGCCGTAAGCTTCACAGCCGCATCCGGCGCAACTTTTACTTTCAATGTTCTACCAATCTTTCCAAGTGCCGGTGGCGCAGCTCCCGGAGCTTTGACAGATACTTGGACTTTGACAGTAGTAGGACAACCTTCAGAATCATTTAGCTAATCAAGGGAGATCGGGAGATGAAGTTAAACCTCACAATTAAATACACAAATGGCGAAATGGAGACCTATACCGCAGGGCTTCCAGAGTGGGCTAAGTGGGAACGGAAAACTGGTAAGTCGATCTATAAAATGACCGACATAAGTAATTACCAGCAGACCGATTTCTTATTCTTAGCCCATTCCGCCTATGTCAGAGCCGCAGCTGGGAAACCGACTAAGAGCTACGACATATGGGAACTCACAGTCGATGAACTAATAATCGGAGAACCTGAGAACCCAAAAGCTACCCAGCCGGAAGCCTAAACCGACTCTTAATCGAGTTGGCAATCGCGACCGGCATCCCAGCTCATTACTGGGAGAACGCGGAAGATTTATTAACGGCCGTAGAGATATTGGAGCGAAGGAATGGCAAATGAGCCGATCTCTTATGATCGCCGCGAGCTTCGTTCTATTATGGCGGCTTTCAAAGCGATGGATCAAGAATCTATCGACCAAGCAAAACGCGAATCTAACGCGCTGGCTCAATTCGCAGCCGACCGAATCAAAATCGCAGCCCGTAACCGAACAGTCGCGGCGGATGCCGTTCAACGAGTCGCCGATGGTGTTCGCATTTCCAAGTCGAGTAAAATCGGTGAATTCTCTTACGGCTTTGCCTCTCAGCGCTTTTCGGGTGGCGGAACTACACAAATCCTCTGGGCGGGTCTTGAATTCGGATCTAATCGTTATAAGCAATTCCCTCGAAGAACTCCGTCAAAAGGACGAGGAAACTCTGGCTACTTTATTTACCCAACCCTTCGCCAAATTCAGCCTGAATTAGTGAGAAAATGGGAAGATGCGTTTAGCAAGATACTCAAGAAATGGGATGACTAATGGCCGGTAATCGCACCCTTAAACTTTCCATACTTGCCGATGTAGATAACCTTAAAAAGAATCTTGACACCGGATCAAAAGAAGTTGAAGGTTTTGGTGGTAAGTTAGAAAAGTTTGGCAAGGTGGCGGCTGCTGCTTTTGCTGCTGCTGCGGCTGCTGCCGTCGCCTATGCTGGCAAATTAGCAATTGATGGAGTCAAAGCTGCGATTGAAGATGAAGCCGCTCAGAATCGTTTGGCCAATGCTCTTAAGAATGTTACTGGCGCGACCAATGCTCAGATTGACGCGGTTGAAGAACAGATAACCAAGTTATCTCTTGCTAATGGAATTGCCGACGATGAACTGCGTCCGGCTTATCAGCGCCTAGCAACAGCAACCGGATCATTAACTAAAGCCAGCGATTCCCTAACTCTCGCTTTAGATATAAGCGCGGCTACTGGTAAATCGGTTGAAGCCGTATCTAATGCTCTCGGAAAAGCTTACGAAGGCAATACCACAGCTCTAGCGCGCTTGGGTATCGGAATGAGCACAGCTGAGATTAAAGCTCTTGGCCTCGATGGCACAATGGTCGAATTGGCTAAGACTTTTGGCGGAGCGGCAACAGTTCAAGCGAATACTTTAGAGGGTCAGATAGCGAGACTTAAAGTCGGCTTCGATGAAGCGAAAGAATCAGTCGGCGCAGCACTTTTACCCATAATCCAAAAGTTTATGGATTATATTGTAAATACTTTTATACCAATGCTTCAAAAAGCTAAAGCCGCAGCGGTTGATCCAATCATCACAGCCTTCAACAATAACCGCGAAGCTATGGAAGATTTATGGGCTTTCACAAAACAATATTTAGTCCCAATCTTTGAAGGCGCTTTAGTAGGAGCAATTACAACAGTCGGAAAAGCAATCGGCTCAATCATTAACATTATTGGCTCAGTTGTAAATGGTATTAAAAGCCTAGTCGGTGGCGCTATCGATGCCATAAATAAAATTATCGAGGCTTACAATCGAATTCCAATCTTGCCCAATATCCCCACAATTCCAAAGCCAAGTTTAGGTAGCTCGACTGGTGGCGGATCCAGTATCACACTTCCGGGAAGCGGGGGGACAATAACAGTCCCGCCACCTTCAGCTGGCGGCGGGGGCTCGACTTCCAGCGGCGGCTCAAATGCTTCCGGTGGTGGTGGATCAGTAGGTGGCGCAAGTGGCGCAGCTGCTAGCGCTGGTGCTAAGGCCGTTGCCGATGCGATAGTGAGTCAAACGCCCTGGATGAATCTGCCCACAAGCGTAGCCAATTGGAGAGCGAGAGAATCCGGCGATGTTATTAATATGCCGCCAGTCTTAACTTCCCCTTCAGCCTTCGATGCTGCTCGCGTTCGAATGGGTAATGAAGGTGTGACGATTGTGGTTCAAGCTCCATCTATTATCGATGAGAATGGATTTAGCGCGGCGGTTGTCGATGCTCTTAATAAGACTCAAGCCCGAACCGGCGGTGGCGGTGGTCAGCTCGCACTATGACAATATGGAGCCCGGTCTATCGCGTTCGCGTTAATGGATACACAGTCACAGACGCGACTTTATCCGGCCTAACTATCTCAAGTGGCCGCACCGATATCTATTCTCAGCCGATAGCTGGTTATTGTAATTTAACAATTCTAGAGACCGATGAGAGCGCAGTCCCTTATGAGATTAATGATCCAATTAGCGTCGAGGTTCAAGATTCTTCGGCTAACTGGGTTTCGCTTTTTGGCGGCTTCATTACCGACCTATCCATTCAAGTCGCTTCGAGCGGATCTACGGCTCTCTCTCAAAGAATCAATATCATCGCGACCGGAGCATTGGCTCGACTAAATCGAAGCATATTTACCGGCAATCTTAATCACGACTTCGATGGCAATCAGATCCTCACAGTCCTATCCACAGTATTATTCGATAGCTGGGATGAAGTGCCAGCCGCAACTAGTTGGAATACTTATGACCCAACGACTCAATGGCTCGACGCGGAAAACTCAGGTTTAGGGGATATTGATACCCCGGGCGATTACGAGCTTCACAGCCAATCAAATATAAACGAGAATGTTTATTCGCTCGCTTCCCGCTTGGCTAACTCTGGACTTGGCTATCTTTATGAGGACGCTCAAGGCCGTATTGGTTATGCTGATTCAACTCACCGAGCCCAATATTTAGCCGCCGAAGGTTATGTCGATTTAGACGGCAATCACGCAATCGGAGCTGGCCTTAATATTGTTAAGCGCGCCGGGGATGTCCGAAACGATATTACCTTGAGCTATGGCGCGAGCGGTAATTCAACAGTCACAGCTGAAGATATTGCTTCGAAGGCAATTTATGGGACGCTCGGTAGCACTATTGAGACCACCCTGCGAAACTCGGGGGATGCTCAAGATCAAGCCGACTTTTATCTTCTAATCCGCGCTTACCCACAATTTCAGATGAAGCAGATTACTTTTGAACTGGGTAGCCCGGAGATTGACAATACCGACCGAAACAGCTTATTAAATGTATTTATGGGTGAAGCTCTAAATATCATCAATCTTCCGAACAATATGGGCGGGGGAGAATTTCAAGGATTCGTCGAAGGCTGGACTTGGCGAGCTGGCCTTAATCGCCTAACACTTACTATGAATGTTTCGCCAATCGCTTACTCTCTCCAAGCCTTCAGATGGAACTCAGTTCCAGCGACAGAGACTTGGAATACCCTATCCCCGACTTTGACTTGGCTAGACGCTACAATCGTCGCCTAAAGGAGAATCAATGGCTAATACAACTAACTTCGGGTGGGAGACTCCCGACGATACGGATCTCGTTAAAGATGGAGCCGCAGCTATGCGGACTCTTGGCAACGCTATCGATGCTTCTTTTGTCGATCTTAAAGGCGGCACAACCGGACAGATTCTTTCAAAGAATTCAAATACGGATTTAGATTTTACTTGGATTGCCAATGATGTTGGGGACATTACCGCAGTTAATACGAATTCTCCTCTGACTGGCGGCGGCACAACTGGCTCTTTGACACTTTCATATGATTATGCTGCCGGTTCTAAATTAACCCTAAATGCTCAAACCGCGACTTACACAGTAGTTTTAAGTGATGCGGATCAGAAATTGGTCACAATGTCCGTTTCGACCGCCAATGATTTTCTAATTCCTACTAACTCCAATGTTGCTTTTCCGGTGGGTTCGGTAATTAATGTTATTCAAATTGGAACGGGCCAGACCACCATTAAGGCCGTAACTTCGGGAACGACTACGATTTCTTCTACTGGCGCGACTGCGACCGCTCCTAAACTACGAGCTCAATATTCAGCCGCTTCTTGTATTAAAGTTGCTACCGATACTTGGTATGTTGTAGGAGATATAGCCTAATGCCAATTCTCGGGATCATATCTTCATCAAAATCCAAAGGAATTACTCCCTATCAAACTAACCTTCAAGCCTGGTATGACGCAGCCAATAACGATAGTTATTCAGGCAGCGGCTCAACTTGGTATGACCTTACAAATAATAACAATGATTTAGCACTTCAGGGTGCTTATTCTTGGACAGATGGAGTTTTTGATTGGACTGCTAGCGGTGCTTATGGAACAAAAACTTCACCGACAAATATGCCTTTTGGTAGCAGTCAATATACTTATACTATCTGGACAAAATACAGCGGAAGTCGTAATGGTCAAGGTTTGATGGGTATGGGTGCGGCAAGTAATAACAATATCAATAATTTCAAGTGGGGTACTACTAGTAGTTCGCTTACAAATTATTGGTATGCTAATGATTATACGCAATCTATCACAACTGCTAATTCCGACACTTGGTATATGCTGACTTGTGGATGGGATGGCAGCAATCGTTATATTTACCGAAATGGCACTTCACAAGGGTCAGCGGCAGCTTCGGGCAAAAACACAACCACTTCAACCTTATATGTAGGAACAACTTCATTAGACCCAAGTATCCAAGCTTATGTAGGAGTGGTTCTAATTTATGATACTTGGATCGGTGGCACAGAAATCAATAATAATTTTGAAAAATACAAAGCGAGGTATGGTTACTAATGGAACTTTTATTTACCGCTCCATCAAGTAATAAAATTACCTTAAATAGTTTAGGTATCTTCAATGAGTATTTAATTAAAACTCAGCACAATCACAAACTAATTATTACTAATAATGGTTCCGATATTGCGGACTTAGAGATTAATTTATATTCAGACGGAGATTCATTAGATTATTTTGGTGTGTCTTTATCAGAGGCGCTAAATTTGACGATTAGTTTTGATTATGAAATTAAGTCCGAAGTTATTGAAGTTTATGGAATTATTTAATAAAAATGACCGCGAAACTTTGTAAAGCCGGAATTCAATTAAGAGAACAGATAGACGATGAATTTCCTAGCCGCGATCGTAAAAGTGATGGCTGGATTGCTGATGCTCGCCACCTTGCTAACAGTTCTAGTTCTGACCATATCCCAAGAGACGGAATTGTTAGAGCTATAGATGTCGATGCCAACCTCAACGATCACCCCGAAGCTACTTACGCACTTGTGGAGCAGATTAGAAAATGCGCCAAGCGAGGCGATAAGCGAATCAAATACATTATCTACGACGGCAAGATTATGTCCGGAATCCTTAATTGGAAGCCAAGAAAATACAGAGGCGCGAATCCGCACCGCTCGCATTTTCATATCAGCTTTACGACCTTAGGCGATAACGATGGGTCTTGGTTCGACCTGACTGGAGAGAGACAAAATGCTAAACGATCTAAAAAAGGCCGGCGCAAGCTGGCTAAAGACATTCCTAGCAGCGGGACTAGCGACATATCTATCGGTCGGCCTAGATGCGGAGATGATTCTAAATGCTGCTATTGCTGCCGTATTGCCGAGCATAATTAACTGGCTCAATCCTAAATACGAGCGTTACGGCCGGATCAAGTAAATGGATGCCAATTCAATCGCGGCGTTTATCGCGTCCGTCCTCGGTTCTATTGGCTTACTAATTGCCGGACTTCGTTACATAATTAAACTTGAGAACCTTCCATTAATCTCGAGACTTGATAAGTTAGAATCTACCCTTGAAACGGCCTTGAGGGAAAGGGTTGCGAGTGCCAGCACAAAGAAAACGCGTCGCTAAGAAGAAGCCGGTTAAGCGCCGGATTCGACCTAAAGAGCCTCCAACAAAGCTCGACTACTGGGCTATTGCTTGTAAAGAGATTTACGATACTTGCCGCCGAAATGGTATGAGCGAGGAGCTAGCTCTTGGCTTTGCTATGGATCGCAGCTCTTGGCCTGATTGGGTATTAGACCCTTCCGACCCGCTCAAGAAAATTGGGTGGGAAGATGGAGAGGAAGATGTCTGACCTACTTTAGGGAAGTCGAACTCTTTGAGGCGCTAAAGGCCGAATATCCGGACTTAACGCCTCTTTCAGCGACCGACCGAGCAGACGGCATCACCCATAACGCCTACCTTGAGCTTAAATGCCGTAGGGCTCATTATGACACTTTAATGATTGAGCGCCACAAATGGGATTACTTGGCCGATATAAGGGCTAGAACGGGCGCTAAAACGCTTTATATCAGCGCGACACCTAAAGGTATCTACGAGTGGGACTTAGGGGCTATAAACGCACCTGAATGGCTTTTAAAGTATCTTCCTGATAAGACCGATTTTGCAGGTGCCAAGAAGATTGAGAAATGGGTCGGCTTCCTAGATATCCGACACTCCCGCCTCCTACTTGTCTAAATAGATTTAGAGTCTTATGCTTCTCGGGTAAATCGATTTAGATTTACAGAATGGGAGCATAAATGATAAATAAACCTGAGGTAATTCGCTTTGATTCTCAGGCCGGGGCTTGGACGGATGGAACTAATTGGGTTAAAGGCTCGATTATTCGCCGGTATGCCGTTGAGCGATTAGGCCGACAAGGATCACAGCGAGGCCGATTGTCCAGAGCTGAAATTTCAGCTTACTTCCTAGATAAGTTTGGAGTAAGTGCTGATGTCAGATAACCAGTTACTTTTCCTGATGATTGCCATTCCCACTTCGATCGTATGGTGGGCGATGATTCGAGCAGAAAATAAACAAGCTGAAGCTTTTAGAAAAGGCTATGAGAGAGGGCTAGCTGATGGACGAAGAATTATCCGAGCGAGGGCTTAATGATTGGATTGAAGCAGCCCGCGACACTCTTAACGACCGGGGATTCGAGTATGGTGATCCGCGGGACAACCTATTACGCATTTACAAAATTGTCCGCGTCCTCGGTGTTCAGCTTAGAGACCCATCTGACTTGGCGCTGGTCTTTATCGCGACCAAACTCAGCCGAATGGTGGAATCCCCGGGCAGGGAAGATTCGTATCTCGACCTCATTGGATATGGATCTATCTTGGCTAGATGCCGATTTTCCGATTGGAGCGAGCTTGGCTCTCTTGAGGAATACTAATCTTCAGCAGTATTGCGATTATTGTAAAGCTCGCTGGGGAACAGTTAAGGGTGGCCAATTACACCCAAACGCACAAAAGCCCGCTTATTGGAAAATCATTAGCGAGCATCCTAAGCGCAAAGGAGTCACTAGATTCTATTGTCTCGAGTGCGCCGCTGAGGTTCAGAACTGGCCTGATGGAACTTTTTACTCATTAAAAGAACAATTAGATGACGCGCTAAAAGGAACAGCGCAAAGGGAGATGATCAATGTCGAATTACCTAGATGATTATGTTGGCGTTCAAGATCGCCTAAAAGCTTTTATTAAAGATTTTCCTGATTACAGAATCAAGAGCCATTGTTTGGCCGAATCGCTAGTAAAGGAGTGCGATGTCTATATCGTCAAAGTTGAGTTATATCGAACTGAAGCTGACCCGAATCCTTTTGCTACGGGTCTATCGACGGAGTCGAAAGCCAAGCAATACGCTTTGGAGCTTGCGGAAACGGGTGCTCTTGGGCGAGCTCTTAACCTTGCTGGATATTATGCGAAACCAAGCGGAAATCGACAGTTTCAATCGCACCAAAAGCCAATCGAAACGACAAGCAAAAAGCTAGCCGAATTCGTAGCTGAACAGCGTCCTGACGATCCAGCACCTATCCATCACAATATCGAATATTTAGTAGAGCAGATGGGCGCTGAGATAGCTGATGAGGTGCCGATATGTAATCACGGCGCTATGGTGCTCAAGCAAGGCACTAAAGAGGGTAAAGAGTACCGAGGCTGGGTCTGCCCAGCTCGAGAACGAGAGGCTCAATGCCCGGCTAAATGGATGAAGATTGGGTCAGATGGTAGATGGGAATTTAGGAAGTGAATTTAGATATTCACCCCTTCAAGTGCTCATCTTGTAAGGCATCTACCGCTCATAGGCTCATTAGGACTTATGAGTGCCAAGATGTTCCGAATAGTCCGCCTGAAGTTTGGCTGGTTGAGTGCCAGCGATGTTTTGAAATGCGGATTATCTACCCATCCGAGCGATTAGCCAGCAAAGAGGATGATATTGCTCGTTGCGCTGAATGTGGTAATTGGAAGATGAAGTCGGCTAGATGCCGTATCTGCCGATTAGCTGCTGGGTCTGAGATAATAACTCGTCGGGTATTTACTGGTCATAGTGATAAGGAAGTGCCAATTGCCCACCTATGAGTTTAAATGCCCTAACTGCCTGATCACAGTTGAGCAGGAATTCAGCGTTTATTCGAATCACACTATGTGGTGTTCTGATTGCCAGCAACCTATGGAGAAACAGTTTACAAGCCCGGGAATCATCTTCAAAGGTGATGGATGGGCTGGAAAGAGCAAGTAATGTCTAAGCCTCACTCTCTACGCTATATCCGTCAAATGCTTGAGTGGGGCTTTGACAAAGAATTTATTGCTAAAGACTGCGGCATCAATGTCGCATCATTAGAAAGGCGCTTAGATAGGGCGCAGATAAGGGAGCAAAAGAATGTCAATAAAGGAAAAGAGCCTCAAGCTAGCGGCAGTAAGCCTAATAGCAGACGAGGCCAAGAAGGCAAAAGACCGCCTAAGAGCAGAGCTCCAAGAGGAGATGGACAATCTAGGAGCCGATCGAGTAAAGGCTGAATTAGGGGATGAGGTGGTTGCTTACATAACGACCACAAAGCCTAAATTCAAGTGGGAAATAACCTCAGATAGGAAATTCCTAGAATGGGTAAGAAGTCAGATGCCTAGTGAGATTATTGAAACAGTAAGACCATCTTATGTTGAATGGTTATTAGACAATCTGAAATATGTGGATGATCTAGTTATTGCGCCTAATGGGGAAATAGTGGATTGGGTAGTAGGTAGTGAATCTAACCCTTACTTAACCACCAAGTTCGCTGGTGATGGAAGGGAAACCCTAAGAAGTGCGATAGTAGGTAATGCCATTGATGCGAGAAAGGTGCTAGAGCTAGAGTAAATACCATTTATTGTTGTCTCAAATAGTGAGATTATAGGAGAGTTGATGCGTAAGAAACTTGACAAGTGGATTACACTACCTGCGTCGCGGGGCGCCGAAGCTGCCCTACGCGGAGTGTTTAGGGTAGGGCTATGCTTATCGGTAACGCTAAGCCTCGCACTAAATCCAATATTAATAACTACCTCTAATGCTTATCCTCTTAAAAGAGAACAACAAGATTGGGCATTAGTAGCGATGAATCATCTAGGCGATTTACAAGAAGCCCAATGTTGGGTCGAGTTAGTATGGCGAGAGAGCACATTCAATCCCCGCGCAAAGAATGGTAGCCATTACGGCTTGGCTCAAATGCGTTCTACTTGGTATCGAGATCTAAAGCCAAGAGCTCAGGTCAAAGCGCATATGAATTACTTAGAACATAGATACAATGGCTCAGCTTGTAAAGCTCTTAATCATCTAAAGCGTAAAGGCTGGCACTAATGAAACTTATAGAAGCAAAACGCATTAGATGTCGCAAGGATTGTGGGCGCTGGGTTGGCTAGAGAATACGATAAGACACATTACAAGAAGCTTCGAGAGAAGATATTGATTAGAGATAACTACACCTGTTATTGGTGCGCCCAAGAAGCAACGACCGCAGACCACTTAATACCCATATCTAAGGGCGGAATAAGCGCCGAAGATAATATGGTTGCTTGTTGTCATCGATGTAACAGCGGTAAGCGCGATCGCATAGCCCCCGGGTCTTTTTTGAGAGCACCGGGGAAAC